TATTGATTTATATGGCACAGGTACAATTAAGTTAAATTATGATAAAATTGAGTTAAAATCATAAGTGTTGATTATATGATTGTGGAAAAATCTGTGGAAAACTATGTGATTATGTGGAAAACTATGTGATTATTATGATTTTATAGGTACTTATAAGTGCAATTTAATACCTTATTTCTTATGTAAGTAAAGGCAGTTTAGCATAAGACGCGCCGTTTGTCAAGCCCCCACGCCCGCGAGCGCCTCAAACCCCCCATAAGAATCCCTTATGCTTCATTATGTTACAGAATCTTATGAGATCTCGTCGAGAATGTTCACAAAAGCACATAAATCTCGACGAGACACATATATACATACAACATTCTCGACGAGATCATGCATAAGTCGTGCATCTCGACGAGTTATGTGCTATAATCACACTGTACTCCACAATCTCGACGAGTTATGTACGACGACTACGATCTCGACTACACATCAGGCAACGATTATGGGCAGGATCTCGACGAGTACACACAGGAACTCGATGAAGAGTATGTACGAGACTCAACCGACTACGAAACGCTTGCATACAGGCATTATGCATGATATAATGCACACACATCGCACGAGAATCCCATGTTAGCACAGAAGCGCCTTGTACGCATCACATTAGACATCATGTGTTATGATGATCTGAATGTGGAGGACATGGATTGGAAGGACATACTAGAACTTCAAGGTGATGAAGAAGTGTATAGCACCGTGAAGGACTATGAGCGTTCCTAGTGTGACAGTCTAAAAACTGGTACAAACTTATATAAATAATAGCACTTAGATTATTATATCACAGAGCAGCACTTGAATTCTCCTACGGGATAAAGAATCAATCTGACAGATATAAGAACTAAGTGCTAGAGTTTAATATGCTAACAGGGTTTAACTATAGGTTTCCCGATATGCAGAATGTGGCCGGAATAGAATATAACTAACTCGTGTTTTTGAACTGTCAAAAATATGAGGTTTTTTGGTGTCTGGATATAATGTGCCAATTCCCCAACTGTCTGTTCCCTATTGACCTATCTGGTTCCGATGCCTTATGTTGGATTCGTTCACCACCCAGCACCAATGAGCGTCTACACTGAGAACGGTTACGCCAACCGCAAAGAGTATCTGGATGAACTCCGCGAAGAGTATGGTTCGGATATGGTCAACACCCTGCTGACGGTTCTTCCTGCGTCGGAGGATTTTGATGGTCTTGTGACTGCTCTGGAAGATGCGATGGACAGTTTCTGAACTGTCACACTGGGGGTTGCGGTTCGCCGTGATCCCTGCCATACTTAACAAGTCAACCACCAACACCCACCAACACCATGGGAACCCGCTCTCGCATCGGAATCGAAATGCCTGACCACACTGTGGTTAGCGCCTACTGCCATTATGATGGTTATGTAGAGCACAATGGTAAGATTCTGGTTGAACACTATCGGAACCGCGAAGATGTACAAGAACTCATTGATGGCGGTTCGATGTCATGTCTTCGGACTCGTGGTTCTTGGAATCATGATTCTCCTCTTCGTGATGAGAAGGGAGAGTATATTCATGATGTCGGTGGTCATCTAATGTATAAGAATGATCGTGAACCACAACCTCTGTATCATTCAGAGCGTGGTGATGGTGAAGATCCTACTCACACCAGTTTCGATGAGTTTGTCTCTGGTAATTCTTGCGAAGAGTATGCTTACCTGTTCGACCTTAATGGTGACTGGAAAGGATTTAAAATCAACTACAAAGCACCAGTGGATCGTGTCGAAATCCCCAACTATGTGACAGCATAGGAACTGGCACAAGAGGGCACTAGGATCGCCTCCAGTGCCCTTATACTAAACAAGTCAACCACACACCCCCAACCACATGGAAGACACTCTCTGGACCGAGATTCAAGATGCTCCTGGTGAAATCTTCGACATCGACATTGATGAAGAAGAACTAGAGCAAACATTTGAATCTAAACTCAACTCTAACTTCGACTTCTGATGGAAACTATCACCAGCATCAAAGATTTCTTCACTGAAGATCAGTGGGATCTAATCTACAACTTCGTGGGTAATGCTCTGGATGATGATGAGTATGATCCAGAAGATGTCTATACAATCCGCAACAAAATGCACTCACTCTACGAGGATTCATGAACCGCACACTTCAACAACTCAAAGAGAGCGTAGAGCGTTTGATTGAGCAACAAGGTGCAGACGCATCTTGTGCTGCTCTCATCTTCACTAAAGAGGATGTATTTGTGATGGATGAGAATGGCGAAGAAGTCTATTTTAGTGAGCAAATCACTAACGAAGTCCTTAACAATTTGGATGAAATGGATTACTTGATTGAACAAGCATTTAATTGTATTGAGGATAACCTGAAAGATTATGAGGTATCAAAATGACACAACTTTCTTTCACATCTGGTGAGTTGTATGATATTATTGATGCTCTTAGCATCTTTGAAGAAGGATTGAATGATGATGGAGACCCTCAAGGTGCTGCTTATTATGCAAATATAGCACAGCAATTTGAACTCATTCGTGATAAGTTAGAAGAACTTCCGGGGGAAGATAGAGTAGCAAACTTGGTTCTTGCTGTAAATTAAAATGATTGACACTTACACTTTCACTGGCGACACTGTGACAGTTCTCGGACTGGTCGGTGTCATCTCCACTGGCATCATCGTGGTGCTATGCTTCACTCGTTACTTCAATTCTCCCCTCCGCAAATGAAGTTCCAAGTCACTGAAATTGAGTTTGATTTTGAGTCTGATGATGAGGAACTCGATGCTTTCAATCGTGGCATCATTATAGATGAAACCATCGGTCAAATCTGGGAGGCAGATGATGAAGAGGACCTCGTAGAAGAGATCACATGCGCTACAGGTTGGTGCATCAAATCTCTTGATTATCGTCACATTCTCTCATGACTCACTAATCTAGTCTAGACTACAATCTCGTCGAGATGTGCCAGTTACACAAGTGGCCTACAGATCTCGACGAGACACACAATCTCGACTAGATTACACACATACAAAACGCATCGAGATCATGAACACGAAAGAGCAAGAGTGTTTCGTCACACCAATCTCACGACATGCGAAAAACAGGTTCGCAAACAAGATGCAGAGCGAACAGATGTGCTTCATTGAGCAACACCTAGGTGATCGTGTGTTCCTTACATCTGCAAACGGGTGCAATCACTTCTGGGTAACACTTGACAAAGACGCGGATTGGATGATACAATTATAAGATAAAGACGGAAGGGGTTTGCCGTCGCTGAAAGTTAAAGTCACCCTGCGAGCAAGACAACAGATAATTCTAGCATAGGTGAGTGGGTTGCTGTGGATCGGGGTGGTGCCTGATCCACTTTTCTTAATGTATTGTTATAATTATTTTATGGCAGGGGGAGTGGCGATGTATTGTTCAGTAGAGATACCCTTCTCCCGTCTTTGCTGGTTGTCCCCTTAGGATACCAGCAAACGACCCTAAAACCGCCACCTAAAACCAGTTCGATCACTGGCACAAGGTCGCTGGTGTGGGTCGGTTCTGGTGTGGCATCATTTATTCAACGGCGCACCACTGACGCCGACCACCACCCCAGACCGATGACTGCCACCATCCAACTTGTTATCAACGGCAACGAAGTTCAAGGCACCGCATCACAACTCGCCCAACTGTTGGGCATTATTTCAGATACAATGGGGCAAAAAGTTGCTCCTGTTACTATCACCCAGGAAGAAAAATCTGTTAAGTTTGTTGAGTTCTTCGGTGCAACTCTTGAAACTTACATTAAGGGTGGCAAGTTGTTTGTATCGGAACTCAACAAGTTGCGCCACCAAGGTAACGACTACCGCGCCATGATTCGTTTATACCATGATTTGGTAGATGCTCCTACTGTTGGTTGGGCAAAGCGCCGCAAGTTGTTGTTAACCACTAGCGCAATTTGGCGTTATACTTTCAAGACCAAAAAGGGAAAGTATCAAATTGCCGCTGATACAAGTTGCGACGATTGTGGCGAATTTGCCAAGTCTATGGTAGAGCGTATGATTGCGGAGAAACTCTGGGTTGCATAAGCAACGCTGATCAATGGGGGGGTTGCGTCCCCCCCTTCCCGTGCTATTCTAAGGGAGTCAAACGCACCACACCACGCGATGACCTACTCTCTGACCATCACCGCTCGCTCCGGCAATACTAAAACCGGACCCATCACCACCACGCGGACGGATGCCACATCTTGCCCCGCAACTTGCCCATTCATTGGTGGCGAATGTTACGCCAAGCAAGGTAGAGAATGGATGCAATGGGCGCAACTTAATAAAGGCGCCAAAGGTATCTCATGGAGTGAGTTTCTATTGCAACTCCGCAAGATTGTTCCCCTTGGTGTACTTTGGCGCCACAATACTGCTGGGGATTTGCCTCACAATGATGGTAACATTGATTATCTACAACTCAAGCAGTTGATTAGTGCAAACAAAGGGCGGAAAGGTTTCACCTATTCGCATCACATTCTGAACGATCACAATGTTATAGCGTTGCAGAATAGTAACGCCCTAGGGTTTACTGTTAACGCATCTACAGAAAGTGTAGACGAAGCGGACAAAGTGATGACTGAGCATAACATCCCCGCCGTTGCAGTTGTTAACTCTGAAGAAACCCGCCGGTTCTTTACAACAACTAACGGTCGGAAAGTTGTTACTTGCCCCGCTGCACTTTTCCCAGGTAAGGTAACCTGTGCAACTTGCGGTTTGTGTCAATTAGCAAAGCGTGAGTTTGTGATAGCATTCCCTGCACACTCTGCTAAGAAAGCAAAGGTTAACGCGATCATCGGTTGAGTATATTTAAGGGGGGGCAATCGCCTCCCTTTTTTTATACTTTATCCTCACTTAAAATAGGTTCTACCTTCAATCTAGCACGGCACCCCACCCCTAAGTCAACCCTTTGAACCATCAGGATTCCTTATCATAGATCCAGGATTTCTTAAGGTTTCAACCCTCCAGACCGGTTCCCGATCTGCTATGATTAAGGAGTCAACCACACCAGACACCAATGGCAACCGTTCTAACCGGCGAATCTATCAATCAATTCCGCGCCAAAGTGTTACTGGGGGCACTCAAGTTGGAGTGTCTGGGTATGAAAAAGAGCGGACCCTCCGCATACTCTATCGCCAAGGCAGAGTATAATCTAAGGGGTAGCAAAGAGAGTGTCTACAATCAACTTAAATCTATCATCGGTTAAGTAGATTTAAGGGGGCATCTTTCGCCCCCTTTCTTTATACTTTTTTTGTTATTATTTCAAGGGTGCTTCTGTGGCGATGGATTGATCAAGCAGTTACCCTACTGCTGTCTTTGCTGATTGTCCCCATATTCTACAGCACCGCCTGACCCATAAAACCCCAGCAGTGGACAGTTTCAAAATTGGCACACTCCAAAAAATTGATTCTGCCTCAATCCTAGCACGGGACCCGGACCCCTTGTCAACCCTTTGATTGATCACCAATGCTTATGGTTCGGAGGGTTGACAAGGGGTCCGTTTAGGGCAATAATGGTATCAGTTCACCACCACCGACCATGGCACACCTGACCCCCTACGCTTCGGATCTGGCAACTCGCGCCACACTGTGGACTGACGGTGAGAAGGTCGCCCCTAGCGTTTACTGGTCACAGGAGCAACCAGCGCAGCGGCGCCATGTGTGCCCGCTGACCGGATACCAGTTCCGCGCCATGCTTGACGGCAACTGGGAAGATTGATTCCCTCAGGGGGTCACACCAGACCCCCATTCCATGCTAGGATTCTCTCAGTTCACCACCACCGACCCGACCCGATGAATTTCTCCGATCTGACTCTGAACACCGCTTGGATCCGTGCTTTGGATCCTGATGCTGAGTTTGCCATTGCTGGCGGTGCCCTCTGGATCGTCTTCTGTGGCGATGCTGGGAGCGTTGCCGATCATGCCATACAGTTCTCCTGCGTCGATCTTATGGTCGATCATACCTGGATCTCCTGGGATGATGCCAGCAGCGAAGATAGGGCAGGCGCTACGCTGTTTCGTTACATCCTGATCACAGACTGAAAAGTATAAAAATCTCGACTAGATTGCGCCCATACAATCTAGTCGAGACGCGCACACATTCACATCTCGTCTAGACACACACATTCACACACATTAACACATCATGAACATGCTCACATTTAATTCACGCGAACTCGATGTCATTTATGATGTAATATTTGCACACCTAGGATGTACAGATAATGATGATGATGTAATTGCATGTAATACTATCATTGATAAGATGCACATGTATAGTGTAATGAATGAAGAACAAGTATGATGTGTAAGATATAAAGAATTAAGAATGAATCACAAGTAGTTCTTAATTCTTTATACGCAGGCCTAAGTATAAAGAATTACACAGGATTGAGTGTAAAGTATTGTCAGTGGTGTGGTTTATTCTTTACATTCAATCTTGTCTAATTCTTTATACTTTGTGTTGTTTAATTCTTATTACTTTGTGTTGTTTAATTCTTATTACTTTTGGAGTTTGTTATTCTTATTATTCAGTGTTGTTTTAGTTCTTTATACTAACTCAGATTCCTCCAGATTCTCTTAAGGTTTGAACCCGCCGGGGGGCGCTTCCATGCTGTAGGATTAACTCAAGCGATCCGCCCAGTGATCGCACCACCCCGAACCATGAAGAACGCCGCCGCTACCACTGCCGCCGCTGCCCTTGCTATCGGTCAGATCGACGCCCTAGCGTCCCACCTTGCCACTGCTGATGCCGCCGTTAAAAAGGCAGAAAAAGAGTCTGCCCGCTTGCGCGGTGAGATATCCAAACTGATGGAAGATTGCGACATTAAATCACATCGTACCGCGTGGGGTTTGATGACACTTAGCGACTCTGTAACTTACACTTACAGCGCCGATATTGTCGCCGCCGATATTAACTTAAAGGCGCAAAAAGAGATTGAAAGGAAGACTGGAGTTGCAGAAGTTGCAACCTCTAAAAAGAGTCTAAAGGTAACTTACTCCAAGTAAGTAACATTTAAGGGGGAGCAATCCCCCTCCTTAATTAACACAAACCACCCACACAGTTCGATCATGTCATTCTCAAAGTTTGCCACTCCTGAAGACTTCCAACGCTGGGAAGATCACGCTAAAGTATTAGATTGCTACACTCTGAAATATATTATTGAAGACTGCCAATCCGCAGAAAAATGTATGCGCGGATTCGATCCAATCCGTGAGGGATACTATAGCGACCAGGCAGCAACTTATGGCATGGAATTAACACGTCGGAATCAATTATTGCCTGCTGCGTTACGTCATAGAGTGTAGAGTTAATGACATCGGGCAGGCGCAATCCTGCCCTTAATTATCAATTAGTGAAACTGTATCAACCGATACCGTTTGGGGTTGCAGGATCCTGCCCGATCCTGTAGACTTCAGAAGTCAACCACCACTGACCGACCATGAACAAGACCGATGCTCTCCTGGACCGTTGCCTGACCGACCTTTATCGGATCGACCCGCAGGCAGGTGCTAATCTTGAGTTTGACCTTGCCAACGGACCCGTTGCGCCGCAGCAATTTACTGTAATCTGTAAAGGTGAAACTATCACATTTAGCAGCACACTTTCCGATCCCATGGTGTTTCAAACTCTGCGCGGGTTGCGTTCTACTTTCGCCCAGGATTTGGCGCGTAAGTTTAACAAACTCTCCGCGTCGCAATACGCTTGGGCACATAAATTGGCGGTTGATGCTAACACCGTCACCGTGGTTGAATCTAATCAACCCTCGCAATTTGAGGCACTGTTTAACGCTTTCGAAACTGCAAAAGGTAAAGGCGCTAAGCGTTTGACCCTACGATTCGAGGGTGTTAATATTAAACCTAACCGCGATCTTAGCGCGTTGTGGGTAACATCTCAAACCGAATTTGAGCAGGGCGATTATGGTATGCAACCAAAGTATCTGGGCAAAGTAACTAGAACCTCCATTGATTCTAAGTTTTCAGATACAGTTAGGGAGACCATTATGGGCGCCGCCAATGATCCTTTAACCGCTGCAATTAAGTACGGTAAGGTATCAGGATCCTGTTCATGTTGCGGTAAAGAGTTAACAGTTAAAGAGTCAATCGAGGCGGGGATTGGTCCTATCTGCGCCAAAAAGTTCAACTGGTAACTAACACCGGGGGAGGCGAAATCCTCCCCCTTAATTAACACAAACCCATCGCAATTGCATCATGTTTACTATTGTTTACACTTTGCCCTATTCTGGTCAATTAAGGGAGCAATCGTTCGCTACACTTAGTGAGGCACAATCCATGATTGCGTTCTACCTTTCGTGCGGTTCTAAATCATACTTAGTGCGGGGCAGTTAGGTATTCGTTCGCGGGGCACAGTTCTTTATACTTAGTGCCCCTAATCGTGCGTTCGTGAAATGCAGTTGTTTCGGCGGTTTTGGGGTCGGCGGTTTAAGCCCATGGGTCCCTCCCAATCTATAAACGACCCAGATCGACCTCTATATATCACTCTCCACAAAAATTTCGCGCCCCACAAAACCCTTCAAAAACTCAAAATAATATATAAACTGAAATCGCAAAATTAAACACAAAAAGATGAAAAAAAATTCCGGCAAAATTTTTGAGTCTGTACAGGTCGATCCAATTACTGGAGACTATTATGTGATTATTCCAGAGAGTATCGCCAATGAACTCTCATGGTATGAAGATACTGAGATTAGTTTTAAAGTAGAAGGAGATGAGGTTATTCTCACAGAAAATACAGATTGACAAACACTATATAATAAGTTATGATACTGAAGTAACCGCATAAAATTATGGCTAAAGGATTTACTGTAAAAGCAAAAGCACCTATAGTAGGACAATCTCAAGAAGAATGGGATTATAACCTCGCAAAAGAAATGGTAAAGGGCAAGTCGATTGTATTTTGCCTTCCAGGTCGCGGAGTTTCTTATACTTACCTGAAAAGTTTTGTACAACTCTGTTTTGACCTTGTTCAGTCTGGAGCGAGCATTCAAATCTCGCAGGATTATTCATCAATGGTAAACTTTGCCCGATGCAAATGTTTAGGAGCGAATGTACTGCGGGGACCTGATCAGATTCCCTGGGATGGAAAACTAGATTATGATTGGCAACTTTGGATCGACTCGGATATTGTCTTTAATACTGAGAAGTTTTGGCAATTAGTTCTGATGAACAAAGATATCGCTGGTGGTTGGTACGCAACAGAAGATGGAGTAACTACATCAGTTGCACATTGGCTCGAAGAAGATGATTTCCGCAATAATGGTGGAGTCATGAATCACGAAACTGTTGAGAGTATCTCAAAGCGTCGTAAACCATTCACAGTTGATTATACTGGATTTGGATGGTTGCTCATCAAGAAGGGAGTCTTTGAACACTCTGAGATGAAGTATCCATGGTTTGCTCCGAAGATGCAAGTCTTTGAATCTGGAGAGGTTCAGGATATGTGTGGAGAAGATGTATCATTCTGCCTCGATGCAAAAGAAGCAGGCTTTGAAATCTGGTGTGATCCTCGGGTACGAGTTGGTCACGAAAAAACAAGAATCATTTGATACGATGGCAGGCAAGTACAACATACTTTGTAAAGGGCGTAAAATATACTCCTCACTTACAGAAGAAGAGTACTTCGATATTATGGAGGATCTGGCAAATGATTTTTATCAGACAGGTTCTCCAAATCCAAACGAAATTCAAACTGAAATTATAGGAGAAAACTAATGGCAACAAAAGCAAAAGACGGACTAACTAAGAACAGTTCTTATATTCTGGGGTCTCCTAAGAAGTCTCGTCAAGGAGATGGCGCTGGAACTAAGTACGCTGCCTCTTCTCGTAATAAAGCACATAAGAAATATAGGGGTCAAGGGTAAGAATGAAATCATTGCTTTTTATCTCGGAAGATAAAGAAAAAGCATTAATACAGGAAATGACCTATCGCATTCAAGTATCGGGGATTGATATTCATCCCTCCGATACTTGTTTTTTAATGGTTTCTCCAGACTATTCTGCAATTGTCACACAGCATTTATCACATGCATTGAGCATGAATCAAGAGATATTTCACATTGAATCAGTTAATGTTCCCTTTCCTAATGAAGATGTTACTGAATATCTCCAGGAGTTTATTGAAAACTATTCGAAATGGGAAAAACGATGGAAAAAGTTTGTTTTGATTGAGGCAGGAGTCATTCGTGGTGGTAACTATAGTTGGATTACTGATATAATAAAACAAAAATACTATACTATTGCACTGTGTGAAAATATTCATAGTAAATATAAAAGTGACTTCGTATCTTTATACTATAATGACATGAAAGAAGACCTTCATTTTTGGTGGGAAAAACCAAATAATCACTGGAAGTTTGAGAATAAATAAATTTTTCAATAAAATGATGAGTTGAAACACTTTTCGATGGGTAAACATCTCTTGTTAGAGGTATACGATATAAAGTACAACTTATTAAATGATGGAATTGCCATTCAGGAAGTAATGGAGCGTGGAATTAACCGCGCTGGAATGACAATTCTCAACATTTTTCAATATTGCTTTGTACCTCAAGGAGTTACAATTGTGATTGCACTTGCAGAAAGTCATGTTTCTTGTCATACATGGCCTGAGGAAGGTGCAATTGCCATTGATGTCTATACCTGTGGAGAAGGAAATCCAAAATTAATCGCACTGGAACTCTTGAAATATTTTAATTCAAATAACTTTAGAATTAAAGAAATAGATCGTTAAATAGAAGTAGGGGAGATAGCAACCTCCTTCCAAAAAAAGTTCTGTTTTTAAAAAAACAGGAGCTAAAATGTTAATTAAATCCGAAGATTCTCAAAAAAGAGTTATTCAAGAAGTTATGCACGATTATGCACCAAAGCATGATCTTAAAAAGCAAACTGAATTGCATGAAAAAATTCGAAATGATGAGGATTATGATGATTGGGATTATGGAACAGAACCAACTTATGGTTCTTCCTGGAAATCGACATAAATAAAAGATAGAAATTTAATTTCCGAATGGCAATACAAAGGATATCTAAATCGTTTAAAGATATTAGTTTATCCTTTGATCCTCATCCGGTGACAAAGGATCTACCAATACTCAAGAATGAGAGAGCAATTACTAGATCAATTCGCAATCTAGTAGAAACAATTCCAACTGAAAGATTTTTTAATTCATTACTTGGATCTGAAGTTCGTTCAAGTTTATTTGAATTTGTAGACTATGGTACTGCATCTGTCATACAAACTCAAATTGAAACTACAATTCAAAATTATGAATCAAGAGTGGATAATGTAAAAGTTGAAGTAGATCCTCAACCAGATAATAATTCATTTGAAGTGACTGTTATATTTGATATCATTGGGCAACAATTTCCCACGCAACAATTTACATTTCTACTAGAGGCAACCAGATAAAATGCCTTTTACTAAATTTACAAATCTAGACTTTGATCAAATAAGAACGTCCATCAAGGATTATCTCCGTGCCAACTCTACATTCACGGATTTTGACTTTGAAGGATCTAATTTCTCTGTACTGATTGATACATTAGCATACAATACTTATATTACTGCATTCAACTCAAATATGATTGTGAATGAATCCTTTTTGGATTCTGCAACACTTAGAGAAAATGTAGTTTCACTCGCAAGAAATATTGGATATGTACCACGCTCCAAAACCTGCTCTAAGGCGCAGGTAACTATTACTGGTACTACGACTGCAGATACTTCAACAGTAACTCTTCCAGCGGGTTTGGTGTGTGTAGGAACTGCAAATGATACTTCTTACACCTTTTCTATTCCAGAAAATATCACAACAAAAGTAGTTAATGGATCTGTCACCTTTAATAAAATTGATTCTTCTGGAAATATTACTGGAATTGATATCTATCAAGGAACATTTTTAACAAAAACTTTTACAGTAGATGGATCTCTTGACCAAAGATTTATTTTAAATAATTCTGATATTGATACTTCTACAATTTCCATCTATGTTAAAGGTATTCAAGATAGTGGATTGGGAATCAAATATTTATTAGTTGATAACATCTTAAATATTGATTCAACATCGGAAATTTATTTAATACAAGAAGTTCAAGACGAAAAGTATGAGATTATTTTTGGTGATGGTAGATTTGGAAAGAAATTGGAAAATAATGCAATTATTACAGTTCATTATATTGTAACTGATGGAAAAGATGGAAATGGGGCTTCTCAATTTACATTTCAATCTACATTAAAAACTTCCTCTGGAGGACCAACTACATTAAACGGAGCAACTGTTACAACAAATCAAAGTTCTCAGAATGGTGCAGAGATAGAAGAAATTAATTCAATTAAGTACTTTGCCCCAAAAATCTATTCATCACAGTACAGAGCAGTAACTGCGCGTGACTATGAAGCAATTATCAAGAAAATTTATCCAGATACTGAATCTGTAGCGATTGTGGGTGGAGAAGAACTAGTTCCACCAGAGTATGGGACGGTTACTATTAGTATTAAACCCAAGGGTGGTACATATGTTTCATCTTTTAATAAAGAGCAAATTCAAAATAAACTAAAGCAATATAGTGTTTCAGGTATTAATCAAAAAATTATCGATCTCAAAATACTTTATGTTGAGATTGACAGTTCAGTTTATTACAATTCTAATCAAGTATCAGCAAAAGAATCTTTAAAGACTAAGGTAGTTAACTCACTTACAGAATATTCAGAATCAACAGATTTGAATAAATTTGGTGGAAGATTTAAATACAGTAAAGTTTTGCAAATTATTGATAATACAGATGTTTCAATTACATCCAATATTACAAAAGTCAAAATTAGAAGAGATCTTAAAGCACTAATAAATCAGTTTTCCCAATATGAAATATGTTTTGGTAATAAATTTCATATAAATGCCGAAGGATATAATATCAAATCTACTGGATTTAAAATTGCTACAGAAACTGAAATGTTATATTTTACAGATACCCCATCTAAAGATTCAAATGGAAATCTAACTGGAACTGGAATCATATCAGTTGTAAAGAAAAATCCAACCTCTGAAGGTAAAATTAAAATCGTTGCACAATCTGCAGGAACTGTAGATTATGTAAGGGGGGAAATTAAATTGGGAACAATTAACATTACTTCCACTGAGAAGGAAAATGATATTGTTGAAATTCAAGTATATCCAGAATCGAACGATGTACTTGGATTAAACGATTTATATCTAAGTTTTGACATTTCAAAAAGTTCAATAAATATGGTTAGAGATGTGATCGCATCTGGAGATGAAATATCTGGGACAACATTTGCCAGAGATTATTATACATCAAGTTACTCAAACGGAAACCTAACAAGATAATAATATGATACAAACGGGATTTGAGTCTAGAGTCAAAATACAGCAAATAATTGGCAGTCAACTTCCAGAATTTATACTGGATGAAAGTCCCAAAACTTCAGAATTTTTGAAGCAATATTATATTTCTCAAGAATATCAAGGTGGTCCTGTTGATATTGCAGAAAACTTAGATCAATATTTAAAATTAGATAACTTAACTCCAGAAGTAGTTGTTGGTTCAACTAGACTAACGACTAATATTTCAAATTCCTCTGGAATCGCAATTACAGTTACTTCAACAAAAGGATTTCCTAAAAAATATGGACTAATTAAAATTGATGATGAAATTATCACTTATACTGGTCTCACAACTAACACATTCACAGGTTGTATTCGTGGATTTAGTGGTATTACTTCCTATCATGCAGTATCTAATCAAGAAGAGTTAGTATTTTCTACCTCTACATCCATACAACATGCTTCAGGATCTTCCGTACAAAATTTAAGTTCTTTATTTCTAAAAGAATTTTACAAAAAATTAAAATATACTTTAACTCCAGGATTAGAGGGTGTAGATTTTGTTTCCAATTTAAATGTAGGAAACTTTATCAAAAATGCAAGATCTTTTTATCAATCAAAGGGTACTGAAGAATCTTTTAGAATTTTATTCAATATTCTTTATGGAGTATCTCCAAAAGTAGTAAATTTAGAAAACTTTTTAATTAAGACTTCTTCTGCACAATATATAAGAAGAAAGGTCGTTTCTGTAGAAAGAATTTCTGGAGATCCCTCAAAACTAGTTGGACAATCAATTTTTAAATCTACTGATCCTACCACTAGTGCATCAGTATCTGAGGTAGAAATATTTACCAAAGAGACTATAAAATATTATAAGATTTCCCTTTTTATTGGTTATGATGATAGATCTGCAATTGAAGGAAACTTTACTATCACACAGAATACAAAATGTTTAGAAAATATCTCCATAGGATCTTCTATTATTTCAGTTGATTCTACAATTGGATTTAAAGAATCTGGAACTATTGTATCCGGAAATAATATAATAAATTATACAAATAAAACAATTAATCAATTTTTGGGTTGTACAGGTGTAAGTGAAGAAATTAATTCTGCAGATAATATAAGATCTGATGAAATTTATTTTGGATATGAAAATGGTGATAATAGTAAAAAAGTGGAATTTAGAATCACTGGGGTGCTATCAGAATTTATACCAGTATCACAATATTTTAAAATTTCTGTTGGCGACGAGATTTCGATAAAAAGTCTAGGAGAATTAATTGAAGATACTGGCAGTTCTTATAAAGAAATTTTTGCAAATTCGTGGATCTATAATACAAGTTCCAGATATGAGATAGAAACTTTTAGTGGATCCAAACCAATACTTAAAAGCACTACTAATAAATCAAGTTTAAAAGTGGGAGACATTGTTGAAGTTGTAGAAAGATATAGTAATATAGTAAGATATCCAACTACGATCTCAAATGTACCTTATATCAAATCCATTAATAACGATCTAAAAACACTTGAATTAAATGATTTTTCATTATCAAATTGGTATAATAATGGTGTAGAATATGATTTGAGAAGAAAGGTTAATAAAGCAAGCAGTTCTATAATTCCTATTGAATATGGCAATGATGTCATTTTATCTGATGTATTGAATGTATATAAGGAAAATGGTGATTATGCATATGTCGCTTCAAATTCCTTCCCATCAAACAATAATAATTTACCAAGACCTTATACTTATCAGATAACTGCAAATACTAGATCTACAATAGCTATTCAGTTATCAGACAAAATTGATGAAAATTATTATAGTACAATAAATTTTAATGATTCTGTTCCCTTTATTTCTGGAGACAAAGTTTATTATCAACCAAGTTCTTCCGTTATTTCTGGATTAGAAACTGGATCTTACTATGTTGAGGTTCAAGAAAATAATAAAAAAATTAAATTATATGACTCAAGATCTTTTATTGGCAGTAACAATTATATAAAATATTTAAATTCAACTTTTAATTCACAAAATACTCACAAATTTGTTTTATACTCACAAAAATCTGAAGAGATTGGTATTCAAAAACTACTTAAAAAATTTCCATTAAATCCAAATATTCAAAATGGAACTGGAGAATCAACTCAACCAGGTCCAATTGGATTATTAATTAATGGTATTGAAATTGAAAATTATAAATCAGATGATAAAGTCTATTATGGACCGTTATCATCCGTCAATGTTTTGAATGGTGGAAGTAATTATGATGTTATAAATCCACCGCTGGTTACAATTTCTGCTGGATTGGGAGTAACCGCATTAGTTCAACCAGTTTTAAGTGGAAGTATTGAAAAGATATTTGTAGATTCTCAAG